TTTGGATATAGGTTTGATTTTGCACATAACCATCTTCTCATATTTTGGTCATAGAATTCAGCAGTTGACCTTGCATTATCTTTGAGGTATTTGAATGTTCTAATATCAATGTTTGAACCTTGCTCATTCCTATTCTGAACTAGACCCACATTTACCCACTTAACGAAGAAATTATCAAGACCATGATAATAAGCCCACTGAGTTGTGGCAGGAACAATGTATTTGTCCAATAGATATCTGTTATCAGGGGTTAAAGTATTTCCTGATACTTGTTGTTGGATTTCTTCAAACAGCGGCTGGCCGAGGGTCTCCTGAATGTTTATATTTTGGCTAGTGAGTATGCAAAATCTAAGCTCACCAGAATCAACATTCTCGTTAATTGCAGTATTGGTTTTCAAATATTCCTCTGATATAAAAAATACTTCAGTCATTATAGTGCAGTGTTTTGTTCAATTTTTAGGTCAACAGGTATGCCGACATTTACAAGTTCAACCAACGGTTTAATCTCTCTAATCAAGAAATTCTGAACTGGCAGAATTGATGTCTTCATAAATAGTTTGTGAGCTGTTTCAAGTAGTTCAGCACCTGAATTAAATCCTGTTGGTGAAGGAAGACCAATCAATGACCCATCAGGAATCTTATGACCTGATAGGATTTGTCTTTGGATGAGTTCAAAGATTTCAGAGTAAGCTCCCTGTTGCATCTGTGAACTAATCTGTGTGATTTCAGGCTTACCTAAATCCCCATCCGAATAGGATACAGTTATACGCCCGCTATTGTTGGGACCTGAATATCTTTGTTCAACTTGTCTTAAGATATCTCTCTCTTCTTGTTCAGACTCAGGGAATCCATCACTAAAGTGTACCCATAAACCAGGATAACCACCATTGGTAATTAGTCCCAAATTGTGTACGGATATGGCGTGGTTGAGTCTAATATCATTTACGACACTTAGATACTGCGGAGCTCCATAAGCCCAATATGCGGGATTCCTATCCCTAATATGAACGATTTGACGATTGGTAAAATCTTTAGGGTTAAACTGATGAAACTCAATAACACCCGCCTTCTTAAAGTTTAACCAATCTCTACAATAAAAATACTTCTCAACCTCAAGTTCAGCGTTATCAGGTAATCCAACTCTCATATATTTTGAGGGTATGTAATGTAAACCTGCTAAACCTTGGCTTCTATCTTCCTTCCAAATAACCTCAAGGAATAGATTCCCTGTTACGATATAGTCAAATACCATATCCTTGAATACATCATTTAAAGTTTCTTTTGTTGAAATACGATAGTCTGTGATGAACCCCTGACCCACAATATTATCAATCTTTGAACGGATACAAGCATTGTGGATTGGAGAAAAGTCCAATAGGTCATATAGACCCATAACAAATATATTATCTTGTCCCCAACTTACCCAAGGCACACCACGCATTACACGCTCCTCAAATTTTATCAAGGTATCCACAACATTGGCAAATCCGACATTTTGTATTACTTTTTTCATCTTTTAATAAATATAGGGCTAATTTTGATATATGATAACTGACTCAGTCGTACCAGTATAGTTTAGTGTTCCGATTGGACTATCAGTTTCAACAATAAGCATTCCCTCATATACAACATCATAAGATTGTGATGGAAGTAAATTGGTTGTGGAATACTGCTCATAAATTTTTAGATACCACTCGCCAGGTATCAGATGGATATTCACATTGTTTCCTGGACTACCAATCAAAACCTCAGGTAAAGAATCATCAATTGAAACATAGAAAAGGTCTTTTGATGGTTCATAACCTACAGCAAGAGATGGTTCACGATACGGAATAAACCTTGCAGTCTGTTGTGATAACTTGTGTCTAACTGTCCACAAATAAGTAACAGCACCAGTTAACGACTTGTTCCTTGAACAGGTAACCAACGCTTGATTATTTAATGAACCTTGTTGTAGATATATCATTCTTTATTCATTTTTAACAACAAACACTTCCATCAACAGTTATGTAGACATAAGTAGTCCCCACAAATGTGTGAGTATATACACAACCTGTTGTTGAGTTTGGACAATCGGCTGTATCTCCGTTTATACCACAAGTAAGTAGTGTAACAAAGTCAATTTCATCACCATTAACAAGTCCTGTAATACTATGAACATAAGTACAAGCCATACTACCAGGTTGACCAATTGCAATGTAACTACCACCATTTAGAGTATAACCAAACTCCTGACTTGTGTTCACATATCTGGCGTAAACATAAAGTGTTCCACCAGGTGTTGTTGTACTCGGAGTCGGAGTAACATTAGGTGTTGGGCTTAAGGTAGGGGTTGAAGTCATCGTAGGAGTTTGCGTAGGAGTCAAACCTATTGTTTGCGTAGGAGTGGAAGTGACCGTAGGCGTGGCTGATAATGTCGTTGTTGCGGTTGGAGTTAATCCAATAGTTGCGGTCGGAGATGGCGTAACAGGAATCGTAGAGGTCGGAGTGGATGTAACGGTCGGGGTTACTGTTGATGTAGGCAAATTCTGAACCACAGCCAATATAAAATTTAAACATTCACCTTGTGATTGAACCTTGATTGTAAGTGTGTTATTTGGGACAAGGGTCGTGTAATAACCATAGGTAAAGGCTGAGGTAGGGATATTACTCTCAAACGGGGTTGCATAGTTATCCACATCTGAATAAAGGTCAAAAGGTCCAACTGCTGAACCCACATCTGTTAATGTTATGATTACTGAATATGCCATATTAAATACAAGTTAATCCTCCACAGCTTGCTTGACCAACCCAAGGAACATTCATTTGGAAATTTGAAGATGGACCTGAGGTTAGGCTCAATAGTTTATATTTGTAAGTTGAAGCGCTATTACAATAATGGAAACCAATTGTTAAGGCTGCTGGTGTTTCAATTTTAAGAACACCTGTTGTAACAAGAGTACATGATGATTTATCATAAGCTTCAACATTATAGTATAAATACGATGGACTTGTTCTTGTCGGAGTCACTGAAGGTGTTACGGGAATTGTTGAGGTCGGACTAGGTGTTAAAGTAGGAGTTGCCGCTGGTGTTCTCGTAGGAGTCATGCTCGGAGTAACAGGAGGGGTTGAATAGTTATACTTTGTCTTAAGATAATTCAACACTTGGTTAAATTCAGATTGAGTTAATAACTTATTATAACCAAGGAATTCAAACATGGAAATGTTATTTGTGAATGGTGTTCCACTAATACTATATCCAAAGTTAATCCAATCAGCTACCTCACCAATATAAGATGTCGTTCCAGATGTTCCAAGAGTATCATTCACCGAAGCTGTAAATCCTGTTGTAGTCAATCCTGAAGCGGCATATAAAGTATATCCCGTTGTGAATAGAAACTCTCTTCTACCAGGTTTACTTCTTGAAACAGATGTACTTACCCCACCATAGAATTGATAATCCCATATGTTGTTATTTAGGGTATAACCTGAACCATTTTGAATATTGATTGACCATCCACCATCACTTCTTGAATTAACTTGTGAGACAAAGAAGAATGTCTTACCAGTAAATGTTGTAGCTGAACTTGGATGAGACAAGGTCATAAAATCAAGTGCTCCAAAGTTAACAGATTGACCTGTGTAAGATGACCCAAATGTATCGTTTGAAATAATCGTTGGTTGATTAACCCCAACTGATTGAGTCAATGCTCCACCAATTAAACCATAGTTAGTCCAAGATGAACTACTTGCTCCCTCAGTTGATTTAAACCAATACTGAAGATTACCAAGTGATGATGGGTCAAATGTTGGTTGTGTACTAGTTGGGGTTATTGTGTTGGTAGGACTCGGCGTGATATTAGGAGTAGTCGTAGGACTAGCAGTTAAAGTAACAGTTGGAGTCATCGTGGAGGTTGTTGTAACACTCGGAGTTGGCGTGTTCGTGTTTGTTGTGGTCGGAGTAACCTCAGGCGTTGCAGTTAAGGTCGTGGTTGTCGTAGGAGTTATCGTCGGTGTTGAAGTGATGGTATTGGTCGGAGTTACTGATGGAGTGATTTGTGGAGTTTCCGTTGGAGTCACAGAAGGAGTATTACTTGGAGTGGTTGTTACACTCGGGGTTGGGGTCATCGTCAAAGTTGGAGTAACACTCGGAGTAGGTGGCACAAGGGTAAACACAGCACTACCTGAGAATGTACAACCAGGGTTATATGCTGAAATATAATTGTCGTGAAATGGTCTCCACTCCCCAAGATATGGTGACCACCAAGTCTTTAAAAATACTCTCCTTTGTTGAGACATAATTAGATATTCGCTGTTGCTCCTGAAACCACGAAGGAACAAGTGTTAATGTTTGATGGAAGAGCAAAAACCTCTTCTTTTTCTTGAGTTGTTAAACAATCAAGAATGAAATCTTTAATCAAAATACCATATCCAATGTTTTGTTTTTCACCTGTTTCCAAATCAAACTCACACATAACATCAGGAGCATTCATATAAGTGGTTGTTCCACCAGATGGATAA